CACCTTTGTCGCCATCCATTGCATCTTCAACATCATCAATCATGTCATCTGCTGGATCGCCGCCCATTTCTGGTGCTGGTGCTTCAGGTGTAATCTCTTCAATACCTTCTTCTGTTTTTTCTTCTTCAGTTGCTTCAGTAGTTTCTTCATCTTTTTCTTCATCAGATGCTTCTTCTACTTTATCTTCTTCAGATTCTTTAGACGCTTCGTCAACTTCTTTGTCATCATCTTCTTTTGATGCTTCGTCAACTGCTTCGTCTTCTTTTTTCTCTTCAGCGACGTCTAATTCTTTCACGTCATCTGCTAATAAATTTTCATAAATTGTTCTTGATTTTTCTACTACAATCTCGTGAAATAATTCTTCAGCACCTTTACGGTCTTCAGCAACTAATTTCTCAAGCATTTCTTCGAATTTGTTACGATCTGCCATTGTAATACCTCCTATAAGTGTTTTTTTGGTAAGGCTGTCAGTAATATTTACATATAATGATGAAAATACGCGGAATATAGGCTCAAAATGCGTTATTTTGAAACCTTAATGTGATTATATGAACTGCTTACAGAACTCTGTAACAGTCATATGGGTAAAGTTGCTAAACTTTTTAAGACTCTTAGGACAAAAATCTTCCCCATCTTTAACCACACGTATATATCTGTTTAAATGATTTCTCTGGGCAATAATGCCTGTTTGACGCTCCCAGTTGCCATAGTAGGTAGCATTATCATTCTCATTTTTGTAATTCAACGTACCAGCATATATGTTGTTTACTTTGTCCTCGTTGCCCCCTGTACCTGTTGTGCCTTTAAAATCAAAGCCTAACAAGTAAAAAGTTTTATGTTGATGATATGTAGCAAGGTCTAATGCAGTAGGTCCGCTACTCCAACCCTTGCTTGGATTAAAAAAATTTAATCCTTTTACATCTTTAAATGTTTTATTTGGATTAGTCCATACAGGAATACGCATTTGGTAGTTAGATTGTGCAATTTCCATTACCATTTTGGCATCTACAGCCACAAGATAATCGCAATCAAACGTTCTATAGATTGCATTGCAACCATAAATTTTTCCGTATTGTCTTAATGGTTCTAATGGGATGTCTTTACGACTTGTTCCGTTTCCTAGCACGAATGCTACTGACATTTACTACACCTCGGCTGTATTAGCGGCAATTCCGTACATTTGTCTTACGAAATCTAAATCTTTCTCCTGCTCTTCTTTATGTAGTTCAGATGCTAATCGAGCCTTATTGATTTGGCGTAGTGTTAGGCGTGTCTTTCTTGTATCACTTTTCTTCATGATACTGTCGTCCATAGAAGCATCATAGGACTTATCTTCTATAGGTTCCAGTGATTCTTTATCAAAATAAAATAACTCTCGCAGTATCATATAATTATTTAGCCTTATTGCTGTGGAGTACCGCCACCACCGCCTAGTGGTTGACCTGTTGCTGTGTCTGGAGGTGTTGCTTCTCCGCCTGCTACTGGATCTGGCTCTGCTTCTGGATCTACTTCTTCAGTTCCACCCAAGTCAGCAGTAATACCTGCACCACTTACGCCAACGCCACGCATTTCACCTGCGGCGTCTGTTGGAGGAGCCTTAAGATTTTCATCGTTCTCTTCTCTCCAATAACGTTCGTTCTCTGCAAGTTCTTCTGCTGTCATACCTAAGAAACGTTTCATTGCATATCTATTTGATATAAATGGAATTGCCTGTATTTGTGTAAACGTTCCAATACGTTGATTATCTAATTCACTTTGTCTGTAACTTGCAAAGTTTTGTGGAGTCTGTAATTCTAAGTCAAACATAGCAAAGTCAACATTTGCACCCTTTTCTAGTAAGTAACGTTTGAATTCTTGATCAAATTCTTCTGTTACTAGGTTTTGTAAACGTTCACAATACTTGTTAAATCTTAATTCTTGAATATATGCTGTACCTACTCTGCCGTCATTAAACTGACTTTGTCCTTCATCTTGTGCCGCACTTGGCAAATATGAACTAGGAATACGTAAGCCTCTAATTAATTTGTTTGTAAAATATTTAAGATCATCAATCTCACCTAAATTAGTACCACCTGGTAATGTTTCAACTTTAGATCCACGTCCTTCTGCTGTTTGCGGAAAGAAGTAATCTTCATTTGTTGATAAAGGATTGTATGCACTGTCAATTACGTTTGTTGAACCACCTGATGAACTAGGAATACGTCTTTGATGTATTTCTGTTTTAACACGTTCAACAAATTGCATTGCAAGGTGTGATGGCATATTACCTACGTCAATGTAAAACACTCTACGTTCAGGTGCTCTTTGTGTTCTGTAAATAATAATTGCGTCTTCTAATAATTCTTTTTGTTTGTAAACTTTGAAAATACTTTCTAATAATGAATTACCAAAAGGATAATTGTTGTCTAGTCCTTCGCTTAAACTTAAATGTACAATGTGTTCTGCATCAATGGCTACTTCTCTTTGTTCTGTGCCAAATCTACTTCCGCTTTGTTGTTGTGCGTTTCCAACCATACCTCTTACACCGCCTGTTAAGTATCCGTCACCGCCTCCTGTAACGTTACCATTAGTGGTATAAGGTGTTGTTGCAACTTGTTCTCTAAAGTTTAAGTTTACATCTCTTATGATATATTGTTCTGGCTTCTTGCCTTCTGATTCATTTACAATAATACGTGTAACTTTTGCTGGATCAACATGAAACCACTTTTTAGTTTCTGGATCTCTAATAAAAAATGCATCACCGTACTTGAATACATTTCTTAACATACGGAACATTTTTGTTCCAAAATCGTTTAATTTACACCATTGCTGTAAGTATTTTTGTAAAACAGTTATTTCACTGTTAGTTGCTTTTTGTTTAAAGTTAATTTTAAATGATGTTCTGTTTTGTTCATTCTCTTGTGAACAAAATTCTGCAAGTATATCTAGTGCGGCATTTACCTCACTGTCGTTGTCCATTACATTATATTGTCCATATCTTTCAATACGGTTTGGACTTCCTACATATACATCTGGAAGATATGATGAATAGTTTGACCTTGCAGGTCCTGGTCCCTGCCCACGTCCATTTATTGGACTGTAATTATTTCCAGTTCCTGTTCCTTGTTCAACTGGTGTAAAATATCTCTTCCAACTCATTTTATTCCTTATGCACTCGAATACATATCCGAAGTGTTACTCTTTGTTGTTCTTAGTAATGCACGTAGCAATTCATTTTGTTCTTGTAAAAGTGCTAACTGCATATTACCGCTTTCGTTAGTATTTACCGACTTGTTAGAATCAGCCATTGCCTTATTGGCCTGCTCTTTGACCTTCTTATCATTTTCTTTTGATGCTTTGAGTGCCGCATCTACATCTTCTGCGGAAACTTTGGTAACAGTTGTGTCAGTATCTGGCACAGACATTGCCGCTTTTTTAATTGAAGGAGCATCAGGTTCGTATGCTTCTGATACTTTTTGCTCTTGTTCTTCGTCATCTCCACCAAACCAATTTAACGGATTAAGTTTACTACCAAAACCTTTTATTGATTCCCATAAACTTCCAAACCAATCTCCTAACCAACCAAACATACCTTTTATTGGTTCCCAAATATATTTGTTACCTAATTCTAGTATTTTGTCTGCACCAAATATCAATGCCAATCCTGCTCCAATGGCTAAGAACGGTCCTGTTATAACACCTGTAACCATTAGTAACAATCCTGCTAATATACCTGTGGCAATCTTAGTTCCTAAACCATCAAACATACTTGAGAAGAAGTCTGACACATAAGTCTTGATATTATCTACAATCTTTTCAAACGTGCCTGCGGGATCTGCCATAAAGTCATTTACAAATTTTGTAAAACTTTCTATGACTGATTCTACATGAGGTTTTAATTTTTCCATCATTACACTTACATCTTCCGTCTTAGGCATTAAATCGCCAAGTGCATCAGTAACCATTTTAAATATATCACTTTCTAAAAATGCTGAAAATAAGTTACCTCTAATAGTTGCAAGGTTCTGTTCTACCTGTGCTAATGATTGTGTTACACCGTCTCTTGATTTATTCTCTTCTGCAATCTTTTCAGCATCTTTTTTAGTTAATGCTAATAGGTCTGAGTTACTACTTAAAATTTTGTATAATGCAGGATTAGTTTGTTCTAGTGCTTGTAACTGTGCATCACTCATATTCTTTGTATTCTTTTCAATAAGTGGAGCAAGTTCCATCAACCTGTTGTTAAGTTCTGCAGGATCAAGTTCACCTGATGCCATTTCTTGTGCAAGTTTAACAAACTCGTCACCGCCCATAGCCATTAACATCATACCTTCTTCAGTTTGAGCGGCACCGTCTGCCAAGTCTTTAAATGCATCAGAAAGTCCAGGCACTTTATTATCTAAGAATGCTAAACTGTTGGTTAAGTTTTCTCGTGCTTTTCCTTCTAACTTATTGATCATATTTCTCATTCTGGCATCGCCTTGCTGTTGCACCCTAGCCGCTTCTGCCTCTTTACGAGTCATACCTGTTACTTTTGCTAACTTGTCAAGTTCCATTAAGTAGACACCTGCACCTTGAGTCAATTGTGCATCACTCATTCCACGTAATCTACCACTTCTTGCCATTTCTTCGGTATAAGCAATTAAACCTTCATTTACACCTTCCATGGTATAACCCATGCCTAAGAAATCTTGTTCGCTAGTTCTTAAATTTTTACTGATTCTACCAAAACGTTTAGCACCTTCTGTAACACTGCCTCCTAGCCTTGACAATTCATTAGAATTGTTTGCTACTGTTTCTGCAAACATTCCTAATGGCATTTCTGCATTTGCGGCCGCTCTAGCAATATTGAAAATGTTGTTTGAAAATCCAGCACCTGATTCTGATAAGTTTCTAAAATTATCTACTAGTCCCTCTGCTAATCCAACTAAAGATCCTAAAGGCCCTCCAACAAGCGGTATAGCACCTGCTAGATCACTCATTCTATTACCAGTGAATAGTAATGTTTCTCCAAAATCGTATGCTGAACCTAGTAAGTCTCCGGCAAAACCTAGTAATCCTTTGGTTGCTTTTCTTAATCCGCTACCAAAATCATCAACAAGTGTAGTTGTTTCCCCAATCTTTTTACTGAATTCGCCAGTTTCCTTATTGGCTTTCTTCATGTTAGGACCCATTCCACCGGCTCCTGCGCCTTGTCCGCCGCCAGATCCTCCGCCACCGGTACCGCCACGGCTCTTTAATGCTTTAAGGATTTCTTTAAGTGTATCCTCTTGTGCCGCATTTTTGGCTATAACCGCACCTACTCCTGGAATGTCAACTTGTACTGCCATTAATTAAATACCCATATAATTAGACTCTATAAATACTAATGCTATTACACTTATTTAGCAGGAGAAAAAGATGGATAATAAAAATGTACCACAGGCAGGAACACCAGTTCAACCCTTGGGACAAAATCCGTTACAGAAACACTTTAGACAGCCTAAGATCTATCTGAAGTTGCCTAGTCAAGGACGTTGGTATCCCAATGGTGCTATTGATATGCCTGAAAACGGAGAAATACCAATCTACTCTATGACGGCAAAAGATGAACTTACGTTCAAGACACCTGATGCACTTTTAAATGGGCAATCAGTTGTAGACGTGATACAAAGTTGTGCACCAGCAATTAAAAATGCTTGGGCAGTACCGTCAGTAGATTTAGATTGCTTACTTGTCGCAATTAGAATGGCTACCTTTGGTGAAAAACTTGAAGTAAAGGTTACTATACCTAATACTAAAATAGAAAAAGACTATGAAGTAGATTGTAAGATCTTAATTGATACTTACATTAATGCAAAGTTTGAAGACATAATGCATATAGATGGATTTACAGTTACACTGAAACCTATCTCTTATAAAACATTTACAGAAATGGCAATTAAAACTTTTGAAGAACAAAGACTTTTACAAAATGTGAACAATGATGATTTTGACGCAGAGAAAAAGTTAGAATTATTCAACAACAGTTTTAAAAAATTAACTGAACTAAATGTTGCGATTATGAAAGATGCTATTGTATCTATTCAATGGCAAAATGAAACACCGGTTAAAAACCCAATTCATATTGCAGAATTTATTGATAGTGCAGATGCAAAAGTTTTCAATGCAATTAAAAAGCACGTAAATGACAACAAGGAAAAATTTCAAACTCAGCCTATGGTTGTAAAAGCAACAGACGAGGAAATCAAAGCAGGAGCCCCGGAAACTTTTACTGTGCCAATTTCATTTGATCAGTCAAATTTTTTCGCGTAAGGATCTTAACGTGGCCAGTCAAGAAAATTCTTGATGAGGTAAGGTCCATGGAAGGCCAGTGCAAGGAACTCAAACATACCATTGGTAAAATATGTTGGTATATGAGAGGCAGTGTAACCTTGTCTGAAGCATACGAAATGGGGCCAGAGGATCGTGAAATATTTTCAAAGATTATTAACGATAATTTAGAAACAACTAAAAAAACAAAAATGCCGTTCTTTTAATCCATGCAAGATTTAATTATACTAGTAATATTGATTTTATTAATTTAAGCAGTAGCGCCTTGAGCCTGTGCGGCTTTGCTTACTACTTTCTTAGCCACTGCGGCTTGAGGTGTACCTGCTTTTACTCCAGGAGCACTTATTTGATCTTTGACTAAATCGGCAACTCCTGCTTTTTCAATCTCACGTGCCAACTCTGCTAATTTAGGATTTCCAAGTTTTGCGGCTGTCGCCTTGTCGGCAATTTTACCTGTTTTATTATTGATCCATTGTGCGCCTTTCCATTCAAAGTCGCCCGACACAACACCTGCGTTTGTACCAGTTTGTTTTTGCATATCAAATGGACCATCGTTCTTAGGATCTTTTGCCTGTCCTGCCGGTGCACCTTTTGGTGCGTCTCCGCCGCCTTGTGCATCACCTGTTCCACCTTGTGCATCACCAGTTCCGTCTGATGGAACTCCTGGTGGTGTGTCATCGTCTGCTGGTTTTTGTCCAGCAGTTGTTCCTGGCGTTGCATCTGTACGCACAGGTTTAGCAGGCCCTGAAGAAT